CGAGTACGAACTGGGTGGTCAAGTGAAGATGACCTTCGTCGTAGCGGTTACGACAGTCGATGCTGCAATCGCATTTCAGAAGTCGTTGCCTAGGGCAGAAGTCAAACGGATACTGGAAGCACCAGACCAAAAATAATTTTAACTATTTTTGGAAAACCACTTGATTTTGTTCGCAAGGTATCATATAATAAATCATAGGACAAAATCAAGGAGGTAACTAAGATGGCCAGAGAAACAGTGCAAACGTTGATCACTGAGTACTACGACATCACGACGAAGTACTATCACGAAGTGGAACCCGAGTTGGATCGGTTACTCAAGGAAGGAAAGATCTCTGGTGGAGATCGTTGGTACATCAGATCGATGAGCTATTGCTATCACGATAAGGCCATCCAGGAACTGATTGACAAGGCACACAAGAAAGTTGAGAAGGATTACAAGGGTGGATACTCTCAAGCGTTGAACGATGTAGCAAGCAAGTCGATGTGGAGGATCCTGATGAGTAGCCTAAGGGAGTTCGACAAGACCAATCGGGAATACATTGCACAGGTCGATGCTGGTCTTGCAGGTTTAGGTATCACGTACACACTCAATAATGAAAAGGAGGAAAAGTAAATGGCAGGCGAATTCACATTCGAGATCACGAAGCACCATGGGGTGCTGGAAGCACAAGCAAAAGGTTGGAACGTTGAACTGAACGAAGTGTCCTGGAACGGAAGAGCACCGAAGTACGATATCCGTCCATGGAACGAAGACCACTCACAATGTGGTAAGGGCATCACGTTGTCCGACGTAGCAATGGAAGGGTTGATTGCTCTGTTGCAGAAGGGAGCAAAGTAATGAGACTGTGGCATCAGGCACTGATTCCTTACCTCGACAATCAACGTCTTTGCGATCTGCATCAAACGTGTTGCAATCTGAGAGGTCTTGGCTGGGGTAAGAAGAACCGGCTGATCAACTTCGTGTATGAGCATCCGTTCGGAGAAGAAGCGTTGGTTGCCTACTACTACAGTGTGCTACTGGAAATGGATCGTCGTCACTTCAACTTTGAGACGTTGTGGATGCAACCTGATTACTGTGGCAAGCGAAGAGAACGTAGGCAGTATGTTCCGAAGGTACTGAAGGCATTACGTATGACCGGAGTCATCTATCCGCAGCAGGATAACGCGTTCTTGAAGAAGGACATTCAGGATCTGATCGATCGTGGAGCGCCTGTGTCAGAAGAGGTGCGTAGTATGCTGGAGGTAATTGACTCCGTGGAAGGAGGACCAGATGGCGTATAAGCGGAAGTTCGTAAAGGGCGAGAAGATCGAAGGTATCTTGTGGGTAGAGAACGTCGAGTATTTCTGGCATCATGGCAAGACGTATCATCGTGGATGGGTTATGGGTTGGCCATTCCACTATCTACTTCGGCAGATTAAGCAGGGTGAGCTGTACACAGCCATCCGGATAGGAGGTACCAAGTGATTGGTTTCGTGATTGGTCTATTCGTTGGTGCTCTCATCGGAGTAGGAGCTATGGCATTGTGTTGTGCCAGTTCGAAGGAAGTACCTGAGCAGAGAGTGTATCCTTCTCACCTGGAAGGAAGTTGGGAGTTTGATACCGATACCGGACTACCCAAGGACCACCAGTTCTATAACAAGGTAGCGTACAGCAAGTACTTTCGTTCGTACATACGGGTAGTCGAGTTCCAGGATACTCTTCACTGGAAGTTCGTACTCTGCAACGAACGCGGATATGCTACCAGTTCACCTGAGACCGCAAGAGCATCCGTATTCGAGTTTGAATGGAAGGAGATTAGCAATGGACTATGACACTCAGATGACGATCGTCAACCTACGAAGAGAAGTCGAGAAGCTGAACGGTACAGTGAAGCAACTCGTCGAGGTACTTGCACGTTCGAATGAACTGAAGGAGGCCGAGTTGAAGTTGCGCTGTGGTAATGGTCAGAAGGGAGGTACATATGCCAGACGAGATGAAGCATATCGTTAAGTGCAAGCACTGTGGCCGATTCGAGTACTACGGAGAGATGCGTTGGCTCAATGGTCGTTGTGAATGTCGTGACTGCTACCGACACCATTACGAAGAGATTCACCACAAGCGTTACGAGTGGAACGATCTGGATGGTCACCGACCTACAGAAGAGGAGTACATTGCACAGGAGGATGAACACTGCGACGGTTGTAACAGCAAGACATGCAACGGATGTGAACACCAACACTAAACAGTAACGAGGTCAGGTATGAGAGTATCTGGCCTCTTTGTTTGGGCAAATCAACCTCTGTAGCGGATACCCGATATACGACGTTATACCTCGATTAGCAAGGCCAAGATTTCGACAACATAATAGTATTGACTACTAAAATATTCCTTGAAATACCCTGGGAAATTTTGGGTTCCCTATTGATTTCTCCCAAGGTATATCATATAATATAATTAAGGGACATATAAATCCTTTCCGGGGAACTTGGCTAAGGAGGTCTTAATGCATGTAAGGAGGTGAGTTCAGTGACGGAGCAAGAACTGTTTGAACAGAAACAGGCAGAGACCACGAAGAAGTTCTGGGACGAAGCAAGAATCCGTGCAGCTGAACTTGGAGTACTTCCTGAGGACATGCAACTGGCGGGTTTACAGATATGTGGTATGCCACCGTGGACGGCTATGCAAAGGTTACTGCTGAACGGTACCTACGGTGGTAGGATCGAAGTTGAGAATCTCGAGCCGGAGGACATTCAGGAACTGCGAAAGATGGCGGAAACGATACTGAACGCAGAAGCTACAGTCCAGTTGAAGAACTGGATGCGCAGGAGAAGCGAAGAGTTGTACGTACTCGATCTGCAAGAGTACGATTGGAAGCGGAAGGACAGCGAGATCGAACTTCGGTTTCTGATTGACATGTCGAAGCAAACACTTGCCAAGACGAAGACGATTTCTCAAACACTTGCAAACACCATCTTGAATGCTGTACGTGAACTGAACCAGATGTACAAGTTCACAGGAAGCAACTTTGACATAGGAAAAGCGAAAGCGGTCCTCTTTGTAGGTGAAGACCAACTGGAGGATTAGCCATGGCAGATTATACGACGGTCAACCTTGCAAGCGTCATTGGGAAGGGATACAAGAGCTTCTGGAACTACAAGGGTCGTTACTTAGTCTGTAAGGGTTCCAGAGGAAGTAAAAAGTCAACAACTGCGGCGATGAAGCTTGTCACTAACATTATGCGGTTTCCGCTAGCACATGGACTTGTGATTCGCCGATATGACATAACACACAGGGATAGCACGTACGCACAGTTGCTATGGGCTATTAACAGATTGCAGGTAGGGCATCTGTGGAAGGCAAGTCTTTCACCGATGCAGTTAACGTTTATCCCTACCGGACAGAAAATCTTCTTCCGAGGGATGGATGACCCACAGTCAATTGCATCCATCACGACAGAGTTCGGTACGATCTGCTTTGTTTGGATCGAGGAAGCATTCCAGCTCACGAACGAGAACGACTTTGACAAGTTGGACCTCTCGATACGTGGTGAGTTACCTGATGGGTACTACAAGCAGTTCATCATGACCTTCAACCCATGGGATCAGAAGATTTGGCTGAAGCCAAGGTTCTTTGACAATCCAGATCCTGACGTACTTGCACTCACAACGAACTACATGTGCAATGAGTTCCTTGGAAAAGACGACATTGCGATCTTCGAACGCATGAAGGAGAACTCTCCTAGGAGGTACGTTGTTGAAGGACTTGGCGGTTGGGGTATTGCCGAAGGGTTGATTTACACCAACTGGGAAGTCAGGAACTTCGACTTCCGAGACAAGTTGCAGGAGACGAACAGTCGTGGAGAGTTTGTTTACGTACCGAAGTTCGGAATGGACTTCGGATTCAGTACGGATCCGACAGCGTTCATTGCATTGTTGGTTTCAGCAGAACGCAAGGAGATCTGGATCTATGACGAGATGTACAAACACCGCATGAGCAATGCTGAGATATACAAGACACTTAAGTACAAGGAATTTCACAAGGCAAGAATAGTTGCCGACAGTGAAGATCCGAGAACGATTAACGAACTGTGGACCTTGGGTCTCAGTCGTATCGTTGGAGCACAGAAGGGACCTGACAGTGTTCGTTCTGGCATCCAGAGGTTGCAGGACTACAAGATTTACGTACATCCATGCTGTGAGAACACGGAGATAGAACTTTCCAATCACTGCTGGGCAAAGGACAGAACTGGCAAGCAGTTGTCAGTACCAGCAGCCGATGGATATCACCACTTGCTTGACGGACTTCGATATGCAACCGAAGACGTTAGCACAGAAAACTTTAGCTTTTAAGGAGGAGGGAAAGTATGTTAAAGTTGCTTACGCCGCTTAACAGACAGCTGATTTCAGAACCGGAACAGTTGGCCATGAAAATTGAGATGGAAGCGACCGATGGTCAACCACAACGGGACTTCCTTGAAGCTAACATCAACGAGTGGCTGTCCAGTTTCCGCTACAAGAGGATGGTTGAAGCACAGCGGTACTACGAGAACGAGAACGAGATACTGAAACGTGAACGTACCGTCATTGGTCGTAACGGGGAAATGGTAAAAGCACCATACCTCGCTAACAACAAACTGCCACACGCCTTCATGCGGAAGCTGACAAAACAAAAGATAGGTTACCTCCTTTCGAAACCTTTTGCAGTTACGAGTGATGACGAAAACTTCGCGAAGGCGTTGGCAGACTATATCGACAAGAACTTCTACCGACTGTTCAAGAACGGTGGGCAGGAGGCAATCATAAAAGGTATCGGTTGGTTACAGCCATACTATGACGAAGAGGGAACATTGCGCTTCAAGCGGATACCGAGCACTGAAATCATTCCGTTCTGGAAAGATATCGATCACACGGTACTGGAAGCCGCAATACGCATCTATGATGTGGAAGTATACACAGGACAGGAGAAGTCGATCGTACAGCACGTGAAATTCTTCACGCCGGAAGTCATCTACAACTACATGCGAGACAAGGACGGTCTGGTACCTGATCCGAAAGCGCCGATCGAGTACAACTTCCAAGTGCAACTCCCTGTAGAGGCGACCGAGGAAAATCCTGAACCTACTGCACAGACAGAGAATGTCATGTGGGGTAGGATACCTCTGATACCTCTCAAGTACAACGTCGAGGAAGATTCACTGTTGAAGTATGTGAAGCCCTTGATCGATGACTACGACAGACGTACTTCGGATGCTTCGAATACACTCGAAGATGAGCCGAACAAGATAAAAGTCGTCAAAGACTACGACGGTACTGACAAAGGTGAGTTCGTGTACAACCTTGCAAAGTACCGTACACTGTTCCTTCGTGGAACTGGTGAAGTTACTACTCTGGATGCTACCGTGGATCACACGGCTTTGGATACCCACCTGGAACGAACTCGCAGAGACATCTATGAGTTCGGTGGTGGTGTTGATACCCAGCACAAGGAAATCGGCAATGCCACTGGAGTTGCACTGAAATTCATCTATGCCGATCTCGATAGTGACTGTTCCGACTTCGCTGCAGAACTCTCATGGGCAGTGGAGCAAATCTGTTGGTTCATCAAGCAGGACATGATTCTCAAGGGGATCGGTGACTTCACTGAAGCTTCTGTCGATACGACATTCAACACGGATATCTCGATCAACGAAACTGAGACGATCGATAACATATCCAAGAGCGTTGGACTTGTATCCAACAAGACACTCTTGAAGAATCACCCGTTTGTCGATGACGTTGCCGAGGAGGAAAAGCAGATTGCAATTGAACAGGAAGAGGCGATGAAACGTACTGAAGCTGAACTCGCTCTTACCAACGGTGCTCTCACAACCTCCGGGGCACCGAATTCGGATACTCCACCGGCTACTCAAAACCAGCAACGTACAAATGACAATCCTCCTTCTGATACAGAGTAGCCGGTAGGGGTATTTTAACAGAAAGGTGGTGTAAGGATTGGCAACGAACAAAGAGTACTGGATGCAGAGAGCGATACAGAACGATGCTCGAACCGAAGCAATGAAGGAACGTTCGGCAGCTAATCTGAACACTGCATTCGAAGAAGCCCGAAAGGATATCGAGCTTCGGATAGAGAAGTTCTATCGTCGCTATGGTACCGACGGAAAGGTATCTGCTGCTGAAGCGAGGAAAAGGCTGACCTCTACAGAGCTGGCTGATCTGCGTAAGGAGTTCGCACAGTTGAAAAAGACTGCGACTACTGAAGCAGAGAAGAAGTACCTCGAGTCAGTACGCCAGAGAATCTACCTGTCAAGGCAGGCGGCTCTTCTAGCGGGGATCCGACATTCGGTTACTGAACTTGCTGTCAAGACAGATGACACGTTGGAGAAGAACTCCGAGGACATCTTCACTGAACAGCAGATGAGTCAGTTGTACAACATCGAACAGTTTGTAGGCTTCCAAGTGCAGTTCGATCGAATGTCACCTACACAGTTACAGACCCTTGCACAGCAAGGCTATGACGGTCGAAGCTTCAGTTCGAAGATTTGGTACGACCGTGACAGGCTTGTAAAAGCTGTCGAAACGATACTTCCGAGGCAATTCATTCTTGGTACTTCTTCACAGGACCTTGCGAAGATGCTTGCCAAAGAAATGAACACCTCTTACAATAATGCAGTTCGGTTGATCCGGACAGAAGGTACAAAGATGTCTGCGGAAGCAGATAAGAACCTGTACACACAGGTCGGTGTTGCAGAATACGAATACGTTGCGACACTTGATGATTCCACTACGGAATGGTGTAGAGACATGGACGGTCATACATTTCCTGTCTCTGAAGGCAAGGTTGGAATTAACCTTCCACCGCTCCATGGTAACTGCCGGTCGACAACGATACCTGTCGTTGACATGACTGGCTACGAAGAGTTAAGACTTGCGAAGGACAAGGATGGCAAGTACATCAAGGTTCCGAAGCAATCTTATAGAGAGTGGGAAACCACTCGAACTGCATAGCCGGATTATCTCCGGGATTCAAAATGTCGCGGACCCGCTACCGCGTTAACAAGCGAAGTTTTGAAAGGAGTTTTGAATATGGACATGACAATGGAGAGCTTAGTTGCTGCGGGTTACACGCAGGAACAGGCAACAGCAATTCTGAAGGCACACAAGGACGCACTCACAAATTCCTATGTGCCGAAGTCGAGATTCGACGAGGTCAATACCCAGTTGACGAATGCCAACACGTCGATCAAGGAACGGGATACTCAAATCGAAGGCCTGAAGAAGTTCGAAGGCACTGCTACAGAGCTTCAGACCAAGATCACAGAGTTGACCACTGCGAATCAAAACAAGGATTCGGAAATGGCAAAAGCACTTGCAGACCAGCAGAAGAAATTCGCTATGGTGAGCAAGCTCACTGGCAAGGTGCACGATCCGGATTTGGTACTGTCACAGATCGATGTGGCGAAGGTATCTGTTGGCAAGGATGGGGAACTCGTTGGTTTTGACGATCAGTTAAAACCTTTGCAGGAGAAGAAGAAATTCCTCTTCGTAGAGGGAACGGAACCGAAAAAGAATCCGCTCGCTGGTCTCAAGATTGTCGGTTCAACTCCACCTGATGGAGGAGACAATCCTCCCGAGGGACAAGACACCCCTGAAGCATTTGGAGCTGCTCTGGCGAAACGTAAAGTTGAAGCCCAGAAGGCTTCTGTCGATGCTTCGAAACATTATTTTTAAGGAGGAAAAGTAAATGGCAAACGCACCTTTCATTACGAACACGTACGGTACAGCTTCCGGCATTTTGATGTTCCCGGATAACTATCAGGCTCGTCCTCAGACGTTCCAGCCCACTGACGCTACTGCGGTTACGGTTGGTGCGAAGAAGATTGTCAAAGCCGGTACTATCTGGCCTTCGAATGACGCGAGCGCTCAAGGCGTTGTGCTGTACGACGTCGATGTCACGAACGGGACTGCTTCCGGAGCATTGCTCTTTGAGGGTTCTATCAAGACATCCAAGCTTCCGGCCACTCCGGATGCAGCTGCTATCGCGGCGCTGCCGAGAATCACATTCTTCGGTGCCATCACTGCAGTCGTTGCCTCTACGGTCACTGGTTTGACCGCACCTGTCAAGGCTGCTACCCCTGTCGCTCTTGCGGCAATCTCTCTCTCGAACGGACTGGTTAAGCAGTCACTGACATGGGAACCTGCGGATGCAGCTTTCGCTGCTGAAACCGTGTACAAAGCGATTATCGTTGTAACTGCTCCGACAGGCAAAGTCATTGGTTCTACCTTGGCAGTCACTGCTACGGGTTCAAGTGCCGTTGATGAAGTTGTCGCTGCAGACGGTTCGAGTGCAACGATCACAGTTACGTTCCCTGCAACGGCAGCGTAAACGAAGTCCAATACTTTTGTAAGGAGGAAAAGCTATGACAATCTATGATATCGTAACTGCTCCGGCGATTGCTTCCTACTGGGAGACGTTGCAGAGTAACACGATTCCGTACCTTGGGACGAGTCTGTTCCCGAACCGCCGAATGGTCGGTCTCAAACTTGACTGGATCAAGGGCTATGACCAGCTGCCGGTAGCACTGATGCCTTCCGCGTTCGATACCAAACCGACGCTGAGAGATCGTGGTGGTGTTGACACCGTCAGCACTCGCATGCCGTTCTTCAGAGAGTCGATGAGGATCGGAGAGGAAGACAGGCAGCAGTTGCTGACCCTGATGGCTGCTGGTAACCAGTACGTCAACGCTGTCCTTGACAGACTGTTTGACGATGCCACTACGCTGATCGATGGTGCCAATGTGACACCTGAAATCATGCGTTTCGAACTTCTCCAGACTGGATCGATCGCGATTGCTTCACCGAATGCCTCTGGCATTAACGTGAACTACAATTACGACTACGATCCGAACAATGCCTGGAGAGGATCCAACGTTGTTGCACTCTCTGGTGCTGACCGTTGGAGTGAAACCACTGCAAAGCCGATTCGTGACATCCTGGCGATCAAGAGACAGGCATCCGCTAAGGGTGTTGCTCTTCTCAGAGCTGTCGTTGATCCTTATGTATGGGGTCTGCTTCTGACCAACGCAGGCATCCGTGAGGATGTGTATCCGTTGGCTTCTGATGCTTCTCTGTCCGACGCAGAGCTGAAGAGTTATCTGCTCAGAAAGACTGGCATCACTTTCACGGTGTACGAGAAGATGTACAAGTCGCTTGAGGGTGTGGATACCGCGTTCATGAAGAGTGACCGCGTTGTGTTCCTGCCTGCGAGCTCTGTCGGTTCTACGTACTTTGGTACCACTCCGGAAGAGGCTGACCTCATGTCCGGTAACGTTGATGCAGATGTCAGAATCGTTGGAGGCGGCATCGCTGTCCTGACGAAGAAGGAATCTCTGCCGGTCAACGTTATCACCTCTGTTTCCGAGATTGTGCTTCCTTCGTTCGAAGGCATGAACAGTGTCTACGTAATGAAGGTCACAGCTGCGGCGTAAGGAGGTACACTATGTTTCAGGCAAAAGGTACTTTCGCTACCATGAGAGGTGGCAAGTTCATAGCCGGTGGTACTGCTTTTGAGATTGCTGAGAACGAAGTCGAGCTGTTTAAGGCAGCAGGCTACGTAGTCAAGGAAGTAGTTGCCACACCGGCAACACCTCCGGAAGGCCCGAATTCGGACAATATAAATACAACCCCGCCCGAAGGAACTTTGGGTATACCCGAAAATAAAGGGGTTGAAAAACCTGTTACCGAAGGGGAATCCGGAAATGGGATTGACCCTTCTGTAGAGGAGACCGATTCCAAGGAAGCACAAGTCCTTTCTGGCGGTAAAGCAGAACCGGCAACACCTATGGGTAAAGCTGCTACTGCAACTGCCAAGACTACGGTATCCGCTACGAAAGGTGGGAAGTAATCATGCCGGCACTTTCGGAGACAGTAAAAGCAATTGCATTAGCGAGGTTAACGTCTTTGGGGTTCGCTGCTGAAGATGTGAATGCCGAGATCGACATCGTCGTAGATGACGTTGCTCAAAGTGTTTGCAACTATTGCAACATCTCCGAAGTGCCGCTTGAACTTCGCTACGTGTGGTCCAACATGGTTGTGGACTACTTCCGGTGGCTACTTACCCTGAAGAAGAAATTGACTGAAGGGAATGGCGATCCGGGAGAGAGTTCGACTTCAACTGTTTTAACAAGCATCAAGGAAGGAGATACGACACTCTCTTTTGAGAAGGATGCCACCTCTCAGGAGACACAGGCATTGAACGCTCATACCTTGGCGGGTTCGGTTGATCGGATCGTAATGAACTACACTGATCAGTTGAATCGGTTTAGAAGGGTGGTGTGGTGATGGTTGAAGGTCTGGAAAAGTACTTCCAGTTGATGTACACCGATCGGATGGACATCACTACAACACAAGAAGTTTCCCAAGGGGATGCAACCAATAACGCTTACCCAGCAACACCGCAGCAGACGGATGTTCACTGTCGGATATCTTTTCCCAAGAAGGACACACGCGATACTGCAGGCAAGGAAAGGGAGAAGGTAGAGTTAAAACCAGTAATCTTCTGCGATCCTGGCATTGTTGTCAAGCCCGGTGACAAGATTGCAATACGTCGATGCAAGAAAGATGGAACAGTTTACGCTACTCTGTCAGGGCTTGCAGTTAAAGCTGCAAAGCCTAACGTGTGGGTGAACCATCAAGAGTTTGAACTCGATGTGAGTGGTGATGCCTAATGGCTCGTGGAGGATTTGACTACCGGGAATTCATGGAACTGTACAAAGGAACGCAAGAGATTCGTAAGCAGTTTCGAACGTTCATGGAAGACTTTCTAACGCGTGAAGCGTTGATCGCCCTACGACTTGTGAAACCATTGACTCCAGTCGATACGGGAACGTTAAGACGGTCGTGGTCAATCTCTAAGGTCGAACGGTTAGGCAATTCGTTAATCATCTGGCTTGTGAATCCTATCGAGTATGCCAGCTACATGGAGAGCGGATTTACCTATCAAACAAAGAACGGTGAAGCACATTTCGAAGGTTTCCATATGGCGGAGTTAAGTCTTTTGCAAGTGCGACAGAAGATGCCTGCTAAGTGGGACCGAGAATTCAGGCGATGGCTCGCAAGACTAAACTGGAGGTGATGTAGTGGCTATAACTGGTGACTTTATTACGAACGCAGTAGTAACACAGTTAAAAAATGCGTTTCCGACATCCAAGCGTTACAAGGAAAGGCAAGAGTCGAACGTAGTACGTCCGTGCTTCTTTGTCCATCAGCTTTTGCTTACCCAAGAGAAACGCATGTCACAGAAGTACACTCGCCTCTATCGCATCAAGATTACCTGGCTTCCGTTATTGAACTCCGCTACACCAAGGGACGATTGCGATAAGATGGGAGAAGCTCTTTTGGGAGCTTTCCGTTGGCTGACGTTACCTTGGAAGAATGTAGTTGGAAGGAATGCGGAATTCGAGACCGTAGATAACGAACTGCAGTTCACTGTCGAGTTCACAATCTTCGCACAGTGGCAGGAGGATCCGGTTCCGGATATGCAAACCCTTGACGTTGAGACGGGAATCAAAAATTAGTGAAAGGAGAGATTTGCTCACATGGCTGGAACATTTACATCTCAGAATAAAGTACGTCCTGGTGCGTACATTGTGTTCAAAGCTGTCAGGCAGTCGAATCTTGCAACTGGAGAAAGAGGCATTGTTGTCTTACCGATGACTCTGCCTTGGGGCAAGACCGGAGAATTCATTCCGGTGACGGTTGCGGACTTTACTGGCGGTAACACTTTGGCACAGATAGGTTTGAGCATTACCGACGCTGGCATTCAGGTGCTTCGTGAAGTACTGAAGAATGCTTCGAAAGCTCTGGTGTGGAAGTTGAATGCGGATGCCGTCAAGGCTACCAAACTTTTGATGACAGGCATCACTGCTACAGCGGCTCAGGGTGGTACCCTTGGCAATAGCATCATTGTTTCTTGCGTAGAGAACGCTGCGAGTGCTCTTGAACTGATCACGACAGTCAATGGACTGGAAGTTGACAGGCAAGTAGTCACAACAGTAGCAAGTTACGTTCCGAATGGGTGGATCACCCTAGCGGGGACCGGCACTGTTGCATTTGCAGAATTCGCTGGTGTGACTTTGGAAGGAGGTACCGCTGGTGCAGCTGTTACAGATACAAACTGGACTGGAGCGTTCAACGCTGCAACTACTGAAGTTTGGAACGTCTTTGCTGCTGCGTCTGCGAGTGGTACATTACCCGCCTTAGTTGCAACGTACATCGAGAATCTGCGTGAAAACGAAGGCAAGAAAGTGCAGGCAGTTGTGAACAACTACGATTCCGATTACGAAGGTGTCATCTCTGTTGATCAGGGGTACAAGATCGGTACTGAAGAAGTACCTGTCACTTCCTTCATTGGTTGGGTTGCTGGTGCAACTGCAGGCGCAGAAGTCAACCAGTCGAACACGTACAAAATCGTTCCTGGTGCCACTGACATCATTGGCGCGAAGTCAGCTTCTCAGATCGAAGCTGGGCTGCAGGCCGGCAAGTTCATTCTCTCGCGTAGGCAGGATCTGTCGATCGTCGTTGAGAAAGACATCAACACGCTACACACGTTCGGTCAGGATAGGAGTTACGTGTTCTCCAAGAACAGAGTCATTCGTTGCCTTGATGACATTGCCACTCAGGTGACGAAGCTGTTTGAGAACAGCTACATTGGCAAGGTCGATAACAACGCTTCCGGCAGAACGTTGTTCAAGGGTGACATCATTGGCTATCTGACCACACTGGAAAACCTTGGGGCTATCCAGAACTTCGACTCCACTACCGACTTGGAAGTCATTGCCGGTAACGATATTGAGTCCGTGGTGGTTAACCTTGCGGTACAGACAGTCGACTCTATGGAGAAGCTGTACATGACCGTTGTGGTATCTTAAGAAAGGAGTGTAACACATGGCATTTTTACAAGCGGGTGACATTATTTCCGGTCAGGAAGGCAAAGTTACTGCGAACATCAATGGTTCCATTGAGATGTGTGCTTGGGTGAAACAGTTGACTGCTACTTTCGAGAAGCAGAAGTCTGAGATCCACACTCTCGGCCATCGTGGTACGCAGCATAAATCCACTGGCTGGTCCGGTACGGGTTCCATGACGATCTACTACATCACTTCGATCTTCCGTAGGTTGGCGAAGGAGTATGCGAAGACTGGCAAGGACACGTACTTCGACATCACGATCGAGAATGACGATCCTACGTCTTCGGTCGGGAAGCAAACTGTGGTGTTGTACAAGTGCAACTTGGACAGTACCATTCTGGCAAAACTGGACGTCGACAATACCGAACTGGATGAGGATATCGATTTTACTTTCGAAGACTTCGACATTCTTGATTCCTTCGGCAATCCGACGCTCGGAAGTTAAGGAGGTAAACTATGGCTGAGAAAGAAAAGGCCCTTACCCTGATGCAGTTCTTGCTTGACAACCCTGTCAACAACGAACGCGAAGAGGTAGTGGTGTCCCAGAGATTCAAGGACGCGGGATTCACATTTACGATTTCTGCGATGTCTGGTGAACAGTTCAGTTCTTACCAGAAGCAGGCAACCGCGGTCGGACGTCACAAGAAGGTGAACTTCGACAGCAAACTGTTCAACGAGTTGGTTGTTATCAACCATACGTTGAATCCGAACTTCAAGGATGCTGAAGCCGTTAAATCCGCGGGTTGTGCAACTCCCGAGCAGTTCATGTACAAGGTGTTGAAGGCCGGAGAGATTATCGAGCTGTCAAACAAGATTTCGGTGTTGTCCGGCTTTGATTCAGAGCTCGATGACATGGTCGATGAGGTAAAAAACTCCTAAGGGAGTCTGATGGTGAAACCTGGTACGCATACTTTTGTATGCAGAAGCTTCATTGGACTCCCCGACAGTTCATTGAAATGGACATGAAGGAGAAAGCAACCGTCATAGCCTTCATCGATCAGAGAATCGAGGATGAGAAAAAAGAGAACGCTAAGCTAAAAGCAAAGGCTAATTCAAGTCGCGGAAGGAGGAGACGCTAATGGCAACCGTAAGACAAGCAATGTCACTGCAAGACCAGGTGTCTCCTGTGCTGAACAAGATCATTGGTGCCATGGGTTCAACGATGCGTGTTATGCAACAGATGAACACCGCCGCTGGCCGTGGCATCAATGCTTCCGCTTTTCGTGAGGCTGAAAGGTCGATCGAAGCTGCTGAAAGAGCCTTGCAGGAATTCAATCAGGAACAGAACAATGTACCGCCGGCACAGGAGAAAGTCCGGAAAGGTTTCTCTGCTTGGCAGGCGGCAATAGTAACAGCCAATCAAGCGCTGCAACTGATTCAAACCGGAATACGGAAGATAGGGCAGCTAACCGGCATGGCTGATGAGATGACTACTACCGCTGCGAGGGTCAATCTCATCAATGACGGTCTACAGACTAACGCTCAATTACAGCAGCAAATCTATGACAGTGCACAGCGATCGCGAGCGTCCTACCAAGGCACCGCAGACGCTGTAGCAAAACTCAACCTTCTAGCGGCGGACGCGTTTCCAACGAACGAACAAGCAATTGCGTTTTCCGAAACGATGCAGAAAGCATTTACCGTTTCTGGTGCCGGTGCTTCTGAACAAGCTGCGGCAATGACCCAGATGACTCAAGCACTTGCTTCCGGAAGGTTGCAGGGTGATGAGTTTGTATCGATTCGAGAGAACGCTCCAATGATTGCACAAGCCATTGCGAAAACAATGGGTGTGTCCATGGGAGAATTAAGGGAACTCTCTTCAGAAGGTGCAATTACGGCAGACATCATTAAGAAAGCCGTTTTTGGTGCCGCTGGAGACATCGAACAGAAATTTCAGGAAATGCCTATGACGTTCGGTGCTGCAATGCAAGCTATCAAGAACACAGCACAAATGCAGTTCCAGCCCGTTGTTCAGCTGTTCTCTGACTTTGTAAACTCCAAGCAATTTCAGATATGGTCCGAAGCAGTACAGAACGCTATCATGTGGGTAGTAAACGGAATCATTTGGTTGATTGCCTGGTGGGATGCGCTTTCACAATCGCCAGGCTTTGAGCAGATGAAAACTTCGTTCTTGAACGTCGTTGGTGCCATCTGGCAAGGATTGCAATTCATTGGTCAGTTGATTTTGAACATCGTAAGCTTCGTGGTTAACAACTGGGGAGTTATCGAACCCATCTTGATCGGAGTTGCAATTCTCATTGGTGGAATCGTGACTGCGATGCTTATCTACAACGTCGTCCAAGGTATCTCTGCGTTCTTAACGCTGGCATCCGCTACAGCCAGTGCTGTCAAGACTGGTGCTACAATCGCTGAAACTTCCGCTACCGCAGCTGCAACGGCTGCACAGTGGGGATTGAACGCTGCAATGCTTGCTTCACCAGTCACTTGGATTATCCTTGCTATCATTGTACTCATTGCAATTATCATTGCAGTCATCTTGTACATCAAGAAGCTGTGGGACACGAACATTGACTTTAGAGTTGGTGTGATTCGCATCTGGAACAGCATCTTAAACTTCTTCGATCAGGTACCGATCTTCTTCATGAGAGTCGGTTACGGCATCGCGGATGCATTCGGATGGGCCAAGGTACAAGTTCTGACTATCCTACAAAGCATGGTGAACGGTGCAATCGACATCATCAATGGATTGATAGGTCTGCTGAACAAGATTCCGGGTGTGTCAATCGAGGCTGTCGAACATGTGACGTTTGGAACAGAAGCATCTCTAGCGGAGGACGCCGCAAAGCAAGCAAGAGCAAATAACTTGTCTGCTGCAGAAGCTGACGCTGCTGCTAAAGCCGCTCAGAGGGAAGCAGACCTACAAGCTGACGCTGTCCAATGGAGAGCTGACGCCGCAAAGGCTGCAGAAGAAGATGCCAAGAAGCAAGCAGACCTACAGAAGAAAGCTGACATGGTTACTTCACCTTTCGATTACGACAAACTTGCAACTGAATCAACTGGAGGTGCAGTACCTACAGTATCAAAGGGTGGTAAGCTTGACGAGGTCGGAATCAAGGATGAAGACCTGAAGTACCTCCGAGACATTGCGCAAGTGGAATACGTAAATCGCTACACTACTTCGAGACCAACAATACAAGTTCAATTCGGTGACGTGCACGAAACCGCAGACGTCAATCAAGTGCTTGAAGTACTTGAAGATGTCGTAGCCGGTGTGTACGATAGTTCATTAGATAGGGGGTAATGAGATGGCAAAGATAAATTTCTATATCGAATACCGTAACACACAGAAAGTCATGCTCCCTGTCAACCCGGAAGAGTTCGTAGTGAAGCTTCCGGGCAAGAACAGCACCGAAAACATTCTCACAAGCGGGGACATCAACATTCTAAAGTTACCCGGTCTAAAGGCAACGGAGCTCAAAAGTTTCATTCCGGTTTCGGGTGGTGGCTCGTACATCGAAACAGGTGCACCTACGTACGCACCACAGTTCTATATCGATTTCTTTACCGCCATCCGAAACCAGAAAGAATCCATCAAGCTTATCGTAACTGGAATTAACTTCTCGATGACCATGGGCATTGAAGACTTCGAGTTCTCTTACACAGGTAGTGACGAGGACATGCACTACACGCTATCATTGAGGGAGTGGAAATCTTACGCGGCGAAGGTCATTCAGATCGCTGCACCTAAGCCAACAACGCCCGCACCCGCTACACCTGCTCCAGCCAGGGAGAACACTCCAAAGGTTGCCGCTGTCGGTTCTACCGTGAGGGTCAATGGACAATTGCACAGAGACAGTTACGGTGGGGGTCCTGGTGTGACAGAAAAGAACGCTACTCGAAAAGTGAGCATCATTGCAAAAGGAAGAGCATATCCATATCACGTAACGACACTCGAAGGTGGATGGCGTGGTTGGGTTGCTGCTTCTGCTGTGGAGGTGATATCATGATCGAGCAGGCGTCACTCCTTGTAGCGGATAGCGGTGCTTCGAAGCAGATTGAGTGTAACGAAATCCTCACGAACGTGACATGGGAGACTTCAATACTTGACCAACCGGGTAAACTTTCCTTCACACTCATCGATACCGGAGATCGGTTGTTCGAGGAAGGCAGTAACGTTGTCTTCACGTACGGTGGTGTGAAGGTTTTTGATGGATACGTCTTTACCCGGAACCGGTCAGAAGGCGATACGATGACGATCACCGCATACGATCGAATTCGGTACTTGAACAATCAGGACACGTACGTCTTCGAGAACAACACCACAGATGAAATCTTTGCAACTATCTGCAAGGAACATCAATTGCCATATCGTATTGTGAGTCCGAGCACGTATAAGACGGCGCCAGTATCGCATGATAATAAAACTCTGTACTCTATGATTATCCGAGCCTTAGACGAAACGTTCATTCAGGTGCAAAAGTACATCATCGTACGAGACAACGTTGGTACCCTGGAACTGATCGACATTGCCAATCTGGTGACGGATGTGTTTCTGGGAGACGAAAGCTTGATGACCAAGTTCGCATTTAGTAGTTCAATTGACACGGATGTGTACAACTATATCAAGCTGGTACAGGAGAACAAGAAGTCCAAGAAGCGTGAAGTGTACGTAGCTATGGACAGTACAAATATTAACAAGTGGGGTCGATTGCAGTACTTCGAAAAGATGGACGAAGATGCAAACGAAGCACAAATCAAGGTACGCGCAGATCAACTGCTAAAGCTGTACAATCGTAAAGCCAGATCGTTGAAGGTTACGAGCCTTGGGAACATCAAAGTTCGTGAAGGCTCTGGAGTTGGCGTAGGCATTGCGAAACTCTCAGATGAGGGAATCGTTAATCAACAATACGCGTTCGTAAGTAAAGCATCTCACAAGTTTACGAACGAGATGCATACCATGGACCTGAACTTGGAGGTGGTGTAATGGCAGGCGAGAAGCTGGTACAGATAATGAAAGATGCTGGTCGGAATGGGATACCAAAAACGTCTCTGACCGATCTGGTATGGGGTGACGTAGCTTCCATTGCACCTCTCAAGATTCAGGTGAAGAACGAGCCTAAGTTACTCCTGACCGAAGCGTTCTTGATTCTCTCTCCACTATGCATTGCAAAAACTTTTACGATTCCGGCATGGAACACCAATGGAGAGAATGTACACACGCACCAGTACCAGGACGATAACGGCACTAGCGTTGCTACTAAGACATCCGCTGCCGGAAGCAGTCACCAACATTCAATTCCACAACATACCGTTACGGTATGGAGAGGACTCGAAGTTGGTGATACCGTTATTATGTTACGTGTTGCTGGTGGCAACAAGTTCTACGTACTTCAAAGAGAGGGGGTATTGTAATGCTTCCGATAAATCCGTACACTACAGAGACGACAGACGTCATCACGATGCCGTCGTATACTTATAGGCTTGACTTACGTACGAAACGTATCAGTGGTCACGTTGATGGAATCGACGCTATGGTCCAGGCCTTGAACAAGCTGTTCGAAACCGAAAGATTTGCGTGGGAAATATACACTTCAAATTATGGTATCGAACTGGAAACTCTTGTCGGACAGGAAATGGCATTCGTAACCACTGCTCTCGAAGGACGTATCCGAGATGCCATTTTAGCAGACGACAGGGTGATCGACTTGAAAAGCATTTCGATTACTCAAACCGAAAAAGATGCCCTGACAGTCGACTGTTGGATCGAGACTACTGTCGGAGTACTTGAGTACAGAAAGGAGCTGATGGTAGCATGAGTTTAGGAGATGAACTGCAAAAGTACTCGTACTCGTACTTGATGACCCAAGCCCTTGCGAGAGTACCGAACACAGTCGATAAGCGCGAAGGAAGTATCATCTACGATGCGCTTGCACCGGCATGTTACGTCCTTGCACAATTCTACTTAGACCTCTACAACTTGATCCAGGAAACGTACGTCCTCACCGCTACAGGAGAGTGGTTGGACAATCGCGTAATGGAGTTCGGTATAACTCGCTCGCAAGCAACCGCAGCAGTCAAGAGAGCGGACTTCGAAGACAGTGCCGGCAACCCTGTTTCGGTACCCATAGGGAGTAGATTCTCTACGATCTCGACTACGGTACCACTATTCTACGTAGTCACAGATACGTACAAAACCGATCTGGGTGTTGTCGTACCTGGAGCGTTCTTGCTAACTTGCGAGACTGAAGGAACGGTAGGTCATGAGTACACGGGGAACATCATCCCGATCGACTACCTACCTTCTATAGCGGTGGCCGAAATGACTACAACAGTCATACCGGGTCAGGCCGTTGAGACCGACGAAGCACTACGGCAAAGATACATCGATAAGGTGAACTCTCGTCCGTTCGGTGGTAACATTGCACAGTACCGAGAGATGATACTTGATATCGATGGCATTGGAGATTGTCAAATTTATCCCGTATGGGATGGTGGTGGCACAGTCAAAATCAGTATTGTCGGAAGTGACTTGCTTCCTGTCACTCCGGAGTTCATTGCAATTGTGCAAGATATCGTCGATCCGAATGACGATCCGGAACTCCAAGGTACTGGTGTAGGCACTGCTCCGATAGGGCATTTGGTTACACTTGCAACTGGTACTCAGAAGGTTGTGAACATCGCTACGAATATCACTTTGATGTCGGGATACACAATCGAGATGGTACAAGGGCCGGTAGAAACAGCCCTCGAAGCTTACTTCGTTGACTTGAGAGAAAGCTGGGGAGTCAAAAACGACTTTAACCAGTACATCTTGGGGGTATACATCTCCGGAGTTAACGCTGCAATGTTGACAGTGCAAGGTGTCGCGAACGTCACTGGCACAACTCTGAATGGTGTAGCCTCAGACCTTGCATTAGTTGAGACTTCTGCCACGCAGGAAGTACCTACCCTCGGGGAGGTGACCTTGAATGATTGATCCGACAGTTCGAAAGTACTTCCCAAAAGTGTATGACGACGTTCTTGAAATCAACGAACTTTCGGCAACAGAGAATGCCACTCTTGCGGAAGCGAATGCGAACGTCGAGGATGTCATCAATAACGAGTTCGTAGTCACTGCGAATTCAAAGGGACTTGAGAAGTGGGAGAAATTGCTAAACATTGTCGCTAACCCTGCAACCGAAACAATCGAGTTTCGTAGGGAACGCATAATCAATCGCTTCTCGATGTCACAACCTTTTACGAAAATCACTCTCCGAAACCAACTCGACATTCTGTTAGGTGAAGGAGAATACGAACTGGACATTGTGTACAACGACTACTTGGTAGAGTTGGTTGCTCACACTGGAGTTTTTGGCAAACTCGATGAGTTGCTACGAACTCTGTTCATAATGCTTCCAGCGAACATGGAAATGGACGTCACCAACGTACTGATTGACGACCTTCCGAAAACGCTTTATATGGCTGCTGTAGCGGATACCGCTTTTGAGTATACTCTTACGTGTGATGTGAATCTTGGATACACATTACAGAATCCGGAGAAAGTAGCATCCGTTGTAGACAGTGCCTTCGAACTTACGTTGACAAATGATGTTGTTGAAACGCTCGCACTCGAAGGTGTAACCAAAATGGGTTCAAAGGCTGACACAGCATTTGAATACGAATTAAGTTAAGGAGGAAAGAAAATGGCAAGTTTTCAGAGCACAGTAATTACGAATCAGGGTCATGCTCTGAACGCGAAGATTGCTTCGGGTTCAACCAAAATGCATTTCACGAAGATTCGTACCACGGATACGGTCTACGCTGACGCAGCACTGCCGACGTTAACTGCCTTGAGTAGTATCAAGCAGAATATTGACATCAGTGCTGTGACTGTGATAACGCCTGCATCCGTGAAGGTCAGTGGAGCCATTTCGAACGCAGCTCTGGCGACTGGGTACTACATTCAGACGATCGGACTGTACGCGCAAGATCCTGACCTTGGAGAGATTTTGTTCTCAGTCACAAAAGCGACAACTGCGGATTGGATGCCGCCAAACAACGGGATCAGTTCTTCCAGCCTGATGATCAATCTGGTGACCACTACGTCAAATGCTTCCAATGTCGAAATCAACATCGATCCGGAAGCAGTTGCAACTGTCAATGACATCGCGGCTGTCACTACTGAAATCAATAACGTCAAAGGCTTCGTTGGATACTCCGACGTGGGTGTACTTGGTGTCGAGTGGGACGTTGTAAACAAAACCGTTACGAGGCTTGGAGCGGCAATCGGAAAGAATCCTGGTGCAGACTTCGATGTGTACAACATGTACGGTAACCGTAAGAAGTGCATTCTGACCGACACAGGTGTCAGGCTTGCATATTACGGTGAAACTGGCTACACTGAAACCGGAGCCTTGACGCAGGAATTGATTGTGAATTCAGTTACGTATCCAGTAGGCACTGCAGTGCAAGTCATGGTTGAACAGCCTGCGTTCTGGTACAAGTCCGTACCGATCACGTTCAAGGCTATTGCTGGAAGACGAGGTTTCAGTGTTCAAAAGATTCGGTACTACATTTCCGAAACTGCAAGGTTTGGTTTCAAACTGCATCCGGCATTCTACACCAGAGACGTAAACCGTACGGCGTTGAGCAAGATTTACTTGTCAGGGTATGAAGGTTCTGCGTACGACGTCAGTGGAAGTGCGTACTTCCTCAATGACGAAGGAACAGTCGACTTCACTGCTACAACTGGAGATAAGTTGTCCTCACGTGCAACAGCTAAACCGATGAGTGGTCTGACAAACGATCTGACGAGAGCTAAGGCAAGAATCATTGCCAAGAACAGAGGTACTGGCTGGCAGTTGGAAGACATCTTCTCCAACAGTGCTTCGCAACTCCTCTTCCTAGTTGAGTACGCTTCTTTCGATACCCAGACCAAGATAGGTCAAGGTGTTGTAGCGAAGACCGACGATGGTGCAACGAACATGTCCGAAGTAACTGGAGCTACTTACTCAATTGGAAGTGGGTCCGGCATGGCGGTTGGAACGAATGGTCTTGTATCCGTCATCTACAGAGGCCAGGAGAACTTCTGGGGCAACATTTGGAAGTGGGAAGACGGCTTGAACGTATATGCCGATGGCGTAAACAATCAAGCATACATCTCTTACAGTGCCTTTGCTGACAGCACGATTACTAGTCCGTACTTCGATGTAGGCTTCGAGCTTGCAAACGTGGACGGATACGTCAGTGCTATCGGTTGGTCCGATTTGGTTGACTTTGCATTCCTTGCAACTGAGACCTTAGGTGCAAGCAACCAGCCGATCAATGACTACTTCTATCAGAACGATGCTTCAGCTGGACATCGGGTTTCGCGGCTGGGCGGTTCTTGGGTTGGTGGCGCGCCTG